ACGAGGCAGCTTATCAGGCTGCCTTTTTTTACTAATTGAATATGATTAGCAATGTCGATTATTTGTTAAGCCTCGTTGGCAAGAACAATGCAGAGATACGCGATACTTGGGTTCTTACAGGTACAACTATTGTATCAAAGCAAACAAGAAGATACATAAAAGACTCAATCTTTCAGGTTTCTTGCACCCCTGGCACTCCACTCAATGGAGCAATCCTTTACTGTAAAGCAGATTATTCCGTAGGCGACTTATGGCCTTTAATTGACTGGGACTCTTATAGCATACAAGATATTTCAGGACTTATTGGTTCATATCAAGGAGTTGAAACACCTTTCTTTCAGGTACTTTTAACAAAAGAGCAACTTGATGAAGTTGAAGATATTCCTGTGAATGAAGATCTTGAGCTGTATAGTGGTTCTCAAGAATGTGGCGGTGTTGTTATTGATGATGAGCAACTTTGCATTATTCTTGGTGAACTTGGTGTTCCTTTCCTTCGCGTTGATGAATTAGAACTTACAGGAAATGCTATTCGTCAGTACTGCATTAAGCCTGCAATGGACTATTACTTTGGATATTTCCCAATCATAAAAGAAGAATCAGTTGGTAATATAAGTGCAGGCGGTTCATTCAAAAAAGAATTCCCAGAAGGAGCTTTTGCTTGTGTTCCTTATTATGTATTAGGAGCTGCAGGAAGTAACGCAGGTTACGGGGCAGGTGCCTTTTCATTGTACCGTGAACAGATGATTTATGGTGGAGCTTCAGGAAGCAGCTTTGGCTCAGGTGTTTCATATAGAAAGCCTGTCCCAGGATTCGTAGGACTTCACAACAGAGATGCTGCTATGCAAGCACTTGCAGCAAATCAAGGTTATTTGAACTATTTCCGTCGCGAGCACGTGAAAACAATAAAAGAAAACGGCAAAAAATACGCTACAGGATATTCAACAACTGGCGGAGCCGTATGTATAAAATGGTTATGCGCATCATATGACTTTGATGACATTAAGTTTTCAATGAGAACCGACTTTCGCGCTATTTGTAAAGCTTATGTTTTAAGAAACATTGGTATGTTGCGCTCAATGTGTAAAAGTGATCTTCCTGGGAACATCGACTATTCTATGTACACAGCTCGTGCAGACAGTCTTGAACAAAAAGTTGCAGAGAAGTGGGAGAAATGCGCTACGTCCCTCGCGCTTGCTGTTCAACGTGGAGGCCTATGATAGACATTGGAGGAGATGACATATGAACATTATTCTTCCTGGTGAGTCGGGTATAAGTAAGTATGATGAAGATCCAAACTCACCACTTTACACTGAAGATAAAGATGTTGTAATGACTAAAGATGAAAAGAAGCATTGGATGGCTGGTGATGATGTACCTGTTATTCAAGCAACTAACCCTTGGTCAATGCAGGTAGATGACACAAACGTAGATAAAGACTTTTATAAGCAAACTCTTGAAATGCCACAGCAGCCTGCAGATCAGATTCTTACTTTAGGCAAGGCTGACTTCAATCAAAACATAGCCAATGTTGCAAGCATCTTAAGAGATATTTTAGCAGGTGACCAAAAAGCAATGGAGCGTCCAGAGTTCCAAGCATTAAACTTCCCTGCTATTAAAGCTTATCTTGAATGGGCAATTAAAACAAATACTTTGGCTGATGCAGCTAAAGGTGATTTGATGAACAATGCTTGGCGTCTTAATTTCAAATGTAGACCACCAACACCTGAAGAGTTCTTACAAGAAAAGTTTATCGGTGCGCAGGCTGAAGCTTTGCACAAGCCTCTTATTGACATTTTCTGTGAGTTCTTCGACCCACTTAAGCCATATCGAACTTTGGTACTTACACAATGTATCGGTTGGGGTAAGTCAACACTTTCTACACTTGCACAGCTTTATATCTCAGTTCACTATGCAATGATGTGGCACCCATATCGTTTCTTTGGTATGGCTATGTCTTCAATCTTTACCCAATGTTTGGGTGGTTGGAACCAAAAGAAAGCGTCGGAGTTGTTGCTTGAGCCGTTTACTCAGATTCTTGAAGGTGCTCCTTACTTCCAACGTGTTCGTACACATCAAGACTTGGTTGACGCTTCAGCTGAAGACATAAGTGACTGCATCCACTGGACAAGTTCATCACCTACGTCGGCGCTTTCGATGCAAAATGGTGTAAACTATAAAATCATCAATGGTGCAGGTTCTATCTTGGGACAGAACATTATTTCGGCAGTAATTTCCGAATTGACAATGTTCTCAGAAAACGGTTGGTCAGACGACAAAATCTTTACATTCTTTACGAAACTTCGTAAAAGAATTGATAACCGTATGAAAGGCAACTACTACGGACGATTCATCATCGACTCTCAGCCAAACTCACTTGAAAGTCCTATTGATGAATGGATTTGGGACAGCGGTACAAAAAAGAATAAAAAGAATTATATCGTTACAGGCTCAAGATGGAAGTACTTTCCAAAAGAATTCCCAACTGCTTGGGAGACTCCTCGAACAGATTGGAAACAACCTGTAAATCTTAAGAAAGACTTTGTTCACGCATTCCCAGTGTTTAAGGGCGGTGATGGACAGCCTCCTAAAGTCGTTGAGACAGAGAATGAATTGTCAACTTACAACCCGCAGGACATTGAATGGGCTCCAATGAATCAGATTACTTCAAACGGTGTCGTTTCATTCAAAGACAACGCTGAAGAATCTCCAATCAACTTCTTACGAGACCAAGCAGGCATTCCTTCAGGTGCAGCTGACCGCTTGATTTACAACAAAGAATGGATAGATCATACATTTGACAACAATCTTAAAAACATCTACTCAACTATTATTGCAAAGACTGAAGATGAACCTGAACACTTGATTTGGAATCAAGTTAAAGATAAGTTCTTTAATAAGATTCTTGGTAAGTATTACTTCTATTATGAGCCTTCTTTGCCTCGTGCAGCATCAATCGACTTGGCTATTTCAGGAGATACCGCAGGCATTGCGATAAGTCACGTTGAAAGAGATAAGGTGCGACTTGATACACAAGGGCAGCCTTTGAAAGTTTATGTTACTGATATGGTTGTTCCTGTTATTCCTAAAGGAGGTATGATTAACTTGGATGCTTTCAAGTTCTTTATTCTTGACTTAATTCGACTTGGCAATATGAACATTCGTCACGTGTCATTTGACTCATTCCAGTCAAGAGCTATGATGCAGTCATTGGAGCGTGCAGGCATTGAAGTTGATTATGTTTCAGTCGATAAAAATAACGCGCCTTACTTGTCACTTGTTGACTATGTAATTCATAAAAGATATTACTGTGGCAAATCCGTTATGGTAAAGAACAACTTGCTTGCTTTACAAATGGTTAAACGAAAGACGACAGGAACAACAAAGATAGATCATATGAACGGTGAAAATGTTTATAGTGATGAGTTCTGCCTTCCAGGATGTGAGTACACTGAACAAAGTTGGCAATTCAGTAAAGTTGGAAGTAATGCAAAAGATATCACCGACTGTATCGCAGGTAACTTACATTTGCTTGATACTTATGAAAATGAGTATATCCCATTCCACGTCTGGGACCCATTAAAAGAAAAAGAAAGAACTTATGAAAGTGAAAAGAAAAAACAACAACTTTTAATTAAAAATATGGGATTCCATTAAAATAATAAAGGCGGCTCAAAGGCCGCCTTGTTTTATTTGAAGCGTTTATGCATCCATTCGTTGAAAGCAACGTCCTCTTCAAGCGTTTCACCACCTAAAGATACTCGTCCGTTGCCGTCAGTTGATTTGACTTTTGGGTTTTTGAAACCTTCATCAATTTCTTTGTTTAATGTTGACTTTTCTTTTGCAACTGGGAAGTCCTTTGCTGTCTTTTCACAGTAATATGTCAATTCACTGATGTCAACATACCCGTCTTCGTCAGTACCGATTGCATCAGTTACGATAGGATATTTGCCAACAAGATAAGCAGCCTGCTTTCCATTAGGGAACAAACCAATTTCAAATGATGTTGTTCTTGCCTTTTTAATTTTTACAACCAAGGTTTTATCAAAGTTCATAAACGGATAAACTTCAATATAGAAAGCATCAGGAGATTGAAGTACATCAAACTCAACATTTGAAATTTTTTCATAGAGTGCTTTCTTAAATGCTGCTTTGTTTTCGTCTGTTGTAAAATGTTCTTCAAGATTTTTCTTTTTTTCCTCTTCCTGCATTTCTTTTACAGAATCTGATAATTTACTCAATTTTTCCTCCAAGTTTTTGATAAGCTTTCAAATACTCATTAAGTGCACCTGCCAATCTTTTCATAGCGCGAACATTTGAAATATGAGGCAAAGCCATTTGTACTTCCTTACAAAGTTTAAGTGCGTACTTACTTAACTTAAGCTCATCAACTTCTTTCTTTTTTGTTTCCATTAAGCGTACGCTTCAGGAATTGGCAAGTCAAAGCAAACAGCTTTACCATTATGGTCAAGAGCATCTCCGCTCTCAATCAACTTGTCAAGCTGTTCATTTGTAATGCCATACTGTTCGCGCACATTACTTCTGTGTGAAATTGAAGCAGGATGATGCGGTGTAATTACAAGTATTCTTTCAAAGTCTTCACTCATTTTTGTCCTCCACAATAAGGTTGCCCTCATCGTCATATAACATAAGTTGTTTAACCCGCACAAAAGCTGTGGGTTCTATTTTTGCAAGGAACTCGAAAATACATTCAGGTACCCAACAAGTGTTCCAATCTTTACTTTTCAACTGTCTTATAACAGCCAAAGTTTTATTAACCTTTCTAGGGTTAATTTTATCATAATCAACTCGAACAGTTTCTCCATTTGGAGAAAGTTCTTTTGATACAAGAATGTCAATAACTCCTAAAGAAACAAGACGATAATCTGTTAGGTCTATACTCGTCTGTCCAAAGTTTTTATAAAAAGTTGACAAGAAAATTGCCACATCTTTA